TCATTTCGCCCTCAACAGCAATGCGCTAAGTAAAATATAACCCACCAAAACAGGCAGTAAGTAAAAACAGTTCTTCAAAGAGTATGAAAAAAGATAAAATAGAGAACAAGATAGCATAAAACAAATAGCCAAAACTGCCGAGCATGCGAAAGCATACCTCAGTCTAATCAGCCACAACCTATCCCCTACGATTATCCGACATTTCACCTCATCTTTAGACTCATTCACCTGCTGATAATGAAAGATCATGACAACTACCGAAAACGCTAAAATAATAGCGACTTGGTAATCTATCAAAAATCGCAAAAACCTCATCATCACGTAGGAACGATTTGATTCTCTTTCAACAAAAAGCAAAACACCTGTCAGCAAAAAACATCCGGCATACAAAAAACCAAGTTTTATAAGGGTTGTCTTCCTCAATGGAGATTTAGTGAATATGTCTCCCATGAAGACACTCCTGTGCGCAAATCCATGTTAGTTTTTAGCGATATTTAAGAAGCACTAGACTTACATCGAAAACAATGACAATCGAACTTCAACTGATTCTACTTACTGTGTCCCCAATTGAACTTCGTAGTTTGGCTTTTGCTCCAGTCCCAAAGGTTATCCCAAACAGAACCGGTAACACGGCCTCGATTCACGGTTTTGTACATCAGAGTCTTTCCGTTGCGCGAATATTTAAACCACGCGTTCTTGTAGCCGGAGCCAGCATAGTTCCAAGCCGCCCCATTGTACTTAACTTGCAACACTTCAACCGAAGATGCACCGTTTAGATTATTACCAAAGGTAGCAGCGTAAGCAGTGCCTGCACCTCCCAAAGCGAGAGCTGCCGCAAGTGTTATAGAAGCAATCTTTTCTTTAACCTCATTGGTTCATTTCCTTTCCGTCAACTTTGACGCAAGTCTAGTGCTTACTTTCCAAATGGTAGCCAACATCTATTTACATGTCAAGCAAACTTTTTACAACCGGCATCGTAGTAGTACCGTTCAGTGCGATGCAATTTAATTTCCCTCAATTTTATGTCTTTCCAAATTATTGGTGGCTTAGATCTAGATGGCGGGACATATCCCATTGCAAGACACACACTCCCCATCTCGAACAACTGTTCGACAAGCACGTTCTCTTGGGTTATCATTGTTCGCACAGGAAGCGAACATTGCGATGTTGTTGAAGGAGGCGCATGTTGCATGGATGAGGACTACCGGGCTTTTGGCCGGTTCATTGAGAGTCGCCGTAAGGAGCTTGGGCTCACGGCTAAGAAGCTGGCTGACGCGATGGGTGTTGGCACCCCGTACATGTCAGATATTGAGAACGGACGCCGCTACCCACCCGAGAAGCATTTCGGCACCCTAGCCGAGATACTCCAGTTGGACGAGGCGGGGCGTTTGCACATGATCGACCTTGCGGCCTGCGCACGCGAAAACCAGTTAGCACCTGACATTGTGGGCTATGTGCGCAAAACCGACCTCGCGCGGGTGGCGCTTCGTAAAGCCCGTAAGCGCGGGGTGCCTAATGACACCTGGGAGCGGGTCATTGAAATGCTCGACGAGCAATACCCCGACCAGGGCGTTGATGGTGGCGGGGTGTAGATGGTTTCTAGATTCTCCAAGGCGGGTTTGGATGCTCGCGCCCAGGCGGTCTTACGCGATTACCAGCCTGATCTGCTCCTCAATCCTGGTGCGTTGGATGTGGAGCATTTTGCCGAGTTCTATCTTGGTGCTTCACTTCAGTATGAGCCGCTTTCACCTGATGGTGACATTCTAGGTTTGTCGTGCCTTGGTGAGACCGAAGTGCAGACTTGGGATGAAACCCGCACCACCCCAATCATTCGCCAAGGCCTAGTAGACATGATCTTCCTAGACGAGACCGCCGAAGAAGGCTCTTGCAATGGGCGCAAGCGCTTTACTTTGGCACATGAATGCTCACACCTGATCTTGCACAAGCCTCATCCAGGGGAGATTGGCGAGCCGAGGGTGCTGGTCAACAGCCTGTCAAAGAAAGAAATTGAGAACCGTGAAAATGGTGGGCTGCGTGGTGAGGGCTGGTGGATGGAATGGCAAGCAGACGTGATGGCTGCCTACCTACTAATGCCAACCCCAGCACTCAAGAAAGCACTACCGGAGGTGGCTAGGCGAAAGCAGGGTAGGCCGGTTGTGGATTTTGACGGCATAGCCACACTGTGTGATGTTTTTGAAGTCTCCCACCAGGCCATGGCGAAACGACTCAAACACATGGGCGTTAGCCTAGTCAGAGACCTAGAGACCTCCACATAACAGGCCCTTAAGGTTTTACATGTTGGCCGCAGCAATGAAGGGCGGCCTAACGGTGGCACCCCACTACTAGGGGTGACCGCTTATTTTTACACCACACAAGTTCACATTTACTGCCAACTCAGCGAAGTTAACACAGTAAGGCCCGTTGGCGGTAGCAATGAAGGCCCGACGATCGATGCAGGAAGGGAGGGAAGAAACACTAATGGAACCTAAAGGCGAGGCGGGAGTGTTTGTGCCGATTAAAAACGCGGCAGGCAAACTTATTTGCCGGGCAAACCTACACACTCAGCGTATTGAGATTTGTGTTCACGGTCAGGTCACCCAGATTTGGTTTGACGAGCACGGGCAATGCCACGCTCATCAAGTCATCACCAGCCCGCCACCACGTGCCACCAGGCCACCGCCGAAGTCAGTGCCTTCTGGCAGGTAGATCGCGTATGGGCTGAGGTTTGAGACAGACCAGAGCTGCGCCAGGCCCCTACCCAACAAACCGCCCCCACCAAGAAACAGGTGGGTCAACGACACAATTCAATACATGCAACCAAAAACAACACACATGTTTTTGGGGCTCATCCGCAGAACCGCAAGACGGGCATGGATGAACACGAAAACCACCACCCCTACATCAGGGGCAGATGGGTCGTGTTCTTCGTGCCCGTCTTTTTCTATCTCGGATGAGACCAAAGGGCCCTTTGCGGATCGAACCCCAACTCGATTCGCAAAGGAAACCCAACCATGGCACACGCCAACAACAACAATGCCCCAACCACTTCCTACACCTACAACTTCGCAGACTCCCAAGTCACCATCAATGTCAGCGAGCAGATGCGCGAAATCCTCATCGACCTCGACCGCCAGGAAGCGAACAACAACCAAACCGAGCGCACCCGCTTCGATGAGAAAACCAAGCGCTCACGCCACGTCTCCTTCGAAGCCCTCGACCCCGAAGACAAACACCTAACCACCGGCGTGAACCCCTGCGAACAAGCCCTCGAGGAACTTGATCCCACCGATGCCCTAATCAACGCCCTCCACGAAGTACTCGACCGCTTATCGGATGAACGGCGCGAGCTCCTAAAAGCGCTTTATGACGAGCAGATCAAGAGCAAAGAGCTAGCTGCCCGCCGCGGCAAGACCCCCGCGTCTGTCTCGAAACAGCACAGCAAATCCTTGGAAGAAGTCCAGCGTCTTTTGGCCGAACTGGGCTTTACAGGCTGGCCCACCACACAAGGGACAGAGCGCTAATGAATGGGGTGGTTAATTTTCGGGGCGGTCTTGACCTACCTGTGAAAGAGAGCCTTCAAGTACTACCAGCCAGCCCGGCAGGTGGGGGCCTTTTTCGAACTAGTAGAAACGAGGCCCATCCGATGGCTGATAACCAGATCAACATCCGCATCCACACTCCCCGCCACGCCAAACCCAAGCCCTCGTGGTTTAAGCGTCTTGCCCACCGGCTTGGCCTGGGTGTGGTGCCAGTATCGATCAGTGTTCCGGCATCCGGGATTAGCAGCGTCAAAGTCACCCAAACCGGCGACGACAATGACCTGCTCGCCCTGGCTAAAGCCGCCGGCGTCATGCGCGAAACCCCAACAACCGCGACCAACAAGGGTAACGACGTAGCCCAGGGTGGTGAGGCTCGATGAACCGCACCAGTCAGTTCAACACGGCAATCAACGCCCTCAACCAGATTTCCCAGGCCGCCCACGAGTTAGCGCAACTCATGAGTGATTTGGCGTGGGAGGGCGTCGAAGACCACGCAGAAGCCACTGGCACCCGCCCCGAATCACCGGCAGAAAACGGGACCGCATCAAAGCCGGCACCCGACCAGCAGGCTGCCCCGATGGTTGAGGATCCACCCGCTTACGTGCCGATCGAAGAGGTACGCGCGGTTCTGGCCGAGCTCTCCCGCGCGGGGCTCACCGCACAGATCAAGGCGCTCATTGAGTCTTTTGGCGCGTCTCGTTTGTCTGAGGTGGCTGAGCATGACCTCGGGGCACTACTAGAGGCGGCGAGGGGGTTGAAGACCGATGACCCCAAGTAAACATGCTTTGCTTTCGGCGTCTTCTTCGCACCGGTGGCTTCATTGCACCCCATCAGCACTTTTGGAAGCAGACCTGCCAGATCAGGAAAGTGCTGCTGCTGCTGAGGGTACGGTCGCCCATGCTTTGGCTGAACACAAACTCCGCAAGGCACTGAGTCGCAAGAGCACCCGGCCGGTCTCGGAGTTGGTTGATGGGCAGATGGAAGAGCATACGGACGATTACGTCAGTTTCGTGCTCGAACAACTCGCCCAGGCTCGCCAGTCCTGTCCAGATAGCAAGGTGATGATTGAGCAGCGCCTGGACTACTCGACCTGGGTGCCAGGCGGGTTCGGCACCGGTGACTGCGTCATCGTCGCAGAACCGACCCTGCATGTTATCGACTTCAAATACGGTCAAGGCGTCCAAGTTGACGCTAGGGATAACCCGCAGATGAAGCTCTACGCCCTGGGTGCCCTGCATATGTTCGCGCATCTGTGGGACATCAAGAGCGTGGCGATGACGATCTTCCAACCCCGCCGACAAAACGTCTCCACCTGGACCATCAGTGTCCCAGAGTTGTACCGGTGGGCGAAGAACGACCTCCTAGCTGCGGCCGAACTGGCAGCTAGAGGTGGTGGGCAGTTTTGTCCCGGTAGTTGGTGCAGGTTTTGCAAACTCGCACCCACCTGCCGCGCCCGCGCCAACCACCAGTTGGAGTTGGCGAAGTATGAGTTCAGGCAAGCAGCCACCCTCACCGATGCGGAAGTCGCTGACGTGCTCACAAGGATTCCCGAGCTCACCAAATGGGCGTCTGACGTTCAAGCCCACGCCCTGAGCCAGGCTCTGGATCACGGCAAACACTATCCAGGGTTCAAGGTGGTTGCTGGCCGCTCGGTACGCAAATACACCGACGAGGACGCAGTAGCCAAAGCCGCCCAGGATGCCGGATACACCGAGATCTACAAGCAGAGCCTGTTGCCGGTAACCGCCATGGAAAAACTCATGGGCAAGAAAACCTTCAACAACATCCTCGCCAACCTCATCACCAAACCCACCGGCAAACCAACCCTGGTCCCGGCTACTGACCCAAGACCCGAACTCACTGTTGCTACGGCGGCTGAAGAGTTCACACCAATCCAACCTGATGACAGCAACACCGCTGCCACAGGATCCATTTCAAAACAAGGAGACAACAAATGACAACCAACGACCCCAAGATCGTGATGACCGGCATCGTGCGTCTTTCGTACTTGAACTGCTTCGAACCCAAGAGCATCCAGGGAAGTAAGCCGAAGTATTCGGCCTCGATCATCATCCCCAAAACCGACACCGACACCCTGAACAAGATTCAGGCGGCTATCGATGCCGCGATCAAGGAGGGTGTGGGTAAGTTCGGCGGCAAAATCCCACCCAAGGGAGCCCTCAAACTTCCATTGCGTGATGGGGATATTGAACGCGACGACGAAGCCTACCAAGGTGCGATGTTTGTGAACGCCAACTCCACCATCCAGCCCGGCATCGTGGACGCCAACGTGCAGCCCATCATTGAGCGCTCTGAGATGTACTCCGGTGTCTACGCCCGCGTAACACTCGGCTTCTACGCCTTCAACACCAACGGGAACAAGGGCGTGGCCTGCGGACTACGCAACATCCAAAAGATTCGCGATGGCGAACCCCTGGGCGGCCGCGTATCGGCGGAGACGGAGTTCACCCCGTTCACCGACCCATTCGCCACACCTGCTGGTGGGGATGACTTCCTGTCCTAATCGGTAGCGGTGCTTGTGGTGGTGTGGGGCGTTGTGAGAATCATTCCTCTCTCGCGCTCCACACCCCAACGGCATATCCCGGCTGGGGCAACAGTCGAAAAACCATATGTCGCCTCTGGCTACATACAGAAAAACGTATGCACCCTTTAGGGACATACGAAAAATAGTGTGTGCCCTGGGGGTACATACGCCAATCTGTATGTCGCTCCTATTCACATACGCCGTTTCGCATGTTGCCCTGCCGCGACAGTCCGGGCAGGCACAAAACACCTAAGAAACTAGGGGTTTCGGGGTCAAACTGGGCTGAACATATGCGGGTTTCCCTGCTTTGGGGCTATCGACATGCGGGCAGATAGGGCGAGAGTCGAAAGACAGTATGCGGGTTCTGTCGACATACGAAAAATCTGTATGCGCCTCCTGTCGACATACGGAAAATCGTATGTAGGTATCTGTCGGGATATGTCGACACTCTTTCGGGTCGCATGTTTTTCAGCATCCAAATTGCATACAGATTTCGACATACACACCAAGCATCCAAAGCCCTCAAAACCGGCCATATTCCGTATATTTCCACCCCTTTTAGCCCTCATCCGCTCTACTTTCTGGGCTGTTTCGGCCTGTCGATAGATGTGCAGATAGGCCGACATGCGAAAAACCGTATGTCGGCATCTATCGACATAGAGGAATCCTTATGTCGGCCCTGTGCTGTTAGGGCTCGGATATTGCATGCAGATTCCCACATACAAACCAGCCCTGTCATGACATTCCTTTTTCGCCTCTAAATTTGGAGCCAAATAATGACCACAAACCACACTTCCTTGATACTCGATATCGAAACATTTTCCACGGTGAACCTCGGTAAGGCGGGCATGTACCGCTACGCCCAAGACCCCACCTTCGAAGTCCTGCTCTTGTCCTACTCCTGGGACACAGGACCAGTACAAAACATCGACATCGCCTCAGGCGAGGCCATCCCGGCTGACGTGTTGGCCGCACTTGATGACCCGGAAATCACGAAGTGGGCGTTTAACGCTGCTTTCGAACGCACCTGCCTTTCCGCTCATTTGGGGCGTCAGTTGCAGCCTGTGGGTTGGCGGTGTCACATGGTCTGGGCCGCAGCCCTCGGACTCCCACTCTCCCTAGACGGCGTATCCAAAGCACTCAAACTAGAGTCTGGGAAGCTGGCTACCGGCAAGGACCTCATCCGCTTCTTCTCCGTTCCAGCCAATCCCTCCCTTCTCAACAACGGTCTGAACAGAAACCTGCCCGGCCATGCGCCAGACAAGTGGGAGCAGTTCAAGACCTACAACGCCAGGGACGTGGAGGCAGAACTAGAACTGCACGCGAAGCTTTCGCCGTTTCCGTTGCCTGAGCAGTTGTGGCGCGAGTACTGGGATGACCAGACCATCAACGACCGAGGCATCCACCTTGACCTCGACCTGGCCAGTGCGGCGATTGAGTTGGATAAGCAGGTGCGGGAGAAGAACCTCGCCCGCTCCAGCCAGCTCACCGGCTTGGATAACCCCAACAGCCCGTTACAGCTCAAAGACTGGGCCAACCAACGCGGCATCACCATGGCCACCATGGGTAAACAAGAAGTCCAAGACACCCTCACCTCCACCAGCGACCCGGTAGTCAAAGAAGTACTTGCCTTGCGGCTTGAGCTCTCAAAGTCTTCGGTGCGCAAGTACGAGGCTATGACCACCAGCGCCAACCCGACCGACCAACGGGCGCGGGGGTTGATGCAGTTCCACGGGGCCGCCAGAACCGGACGCTGGGCAGGCAGGTTGATCCAAGTGCAAAACCTGCCGCGCAACTACCTACCCGACCTCGACGCCGCCAGAGCCCTCGTCAAAGACCGCAACCTGACCGCACTGGAAATGCTGTACGACTCCGTACCAGATGTCCTCAGCCAACTCATCCGGACCGCGTTTATCCCACGGGAGGGGTGTGAGTTCATTGTTGCCGATTACTCGGCTATCGAAGCCCGCGTGATTGCCTGGCTGGCCGGAGAAAACTGGCGGCTCGACCTGTTTGGGCGGGGTGGGGATATTTACTGCCAGTCAGCCTCCCAAATGTTCGGCATCCCTGTCGAGAAACACGGGGCCAACGCTCATTTGCGACAGAAGGGGAAGATCGCAGAACTCGCCTGCATTGCCCAGGGCGAGCTGGTGCTTACTGATCACGGGCTGGTGCCTATCGAAGAAGTCACGCGCGCCCAGAAAGTCTGGGATGGAACCGCGTGGGTTAGCCATGAAGGAGTTATTTACAAAGGAGAACGTCATGTCATCACCTATCAAGGGCTCACAGCCACCCCGGACCACCTCGTATGGGTTGAAGGGCAATCTGAGCCCGTACCATTCGGGCAAGCTGCCACCAGCGGCGCACATCTCACAATCTCCGCAGATGGTAGGCACCCAATACGGGTGGGTGAAAATCATCAGCCCAGAAAAACGCTGGTCCAAGAACTGGAACCACTGCCGAGTACTCACCCAGTGTGTGGGGTGCGGGAAAATCTCTTGGATCGAACTCAACAACCTGCAACGTGGCGTGTCCAAGGGCTGCCAATCTTGTTCGAAACCCAGGATTGTGCCCAAGTGGTTGGATCAACGTTTGACTGCTGCCAAACAACGGTGCACGAACCCCAACGACCCGAACTACGCCAGGTATGGCGGACGGGGCATCGAGTTCCGTTTCCCCTCCATCCAAGCAGCCGGCTTGTGGGTGATGGACAATCTTCAGCCGCTCAACCCAGCGTTAGAGTTGGATCGGATCGACACCAATGGACATTACGAGCCGGGAAACCTACGCATGGTCACCAGGAAAGAAAACCTGGCCAACCGCAGGAACACCGTGCTCTCCCGTTACGAACCCCGCTACTGGCCCTACAGCCGGCCAGTTGTCACGAGAAAACTCTCCCAAGGTTACAGTCGCGAGCAAATCATCGAACAAGCACGCAAAGCAATGATCGAGCGACGCAAAGCCTGGCCAACCATCAGCGCACGGCTCGACTTTATGACATACGAAATGCCGGAAAGCATCACCGTTACACCGTATCGGGACACCTCGTCCACAACTGCGGATACGGCGGCTCCGTCGGCGCGCTAGAAAACATGGGAGCCCTCCGCATGGGTTTACAGGCCGACGAACTACCGGGGCTGGTGAGTGCGTGGAGGGAAGCCAACCCAGCCATCGTGGAGTTTTGGTGGGCCATCGATGCTGCTGCCCAGCGCTGCCTTACCACAGGTCGCCCTGCCAGCACACATGGCATCACTTTCACCCGCAAGGCCGGAATCCTCTTCTGCTGTTTACCCTCAGGGCGTCGCTTGGCATACCCAGGAGCGACCATCACTACCGGCAGGTTCGGTCGCGACGTCATCACGTATCAAGGGCAGAACACGGCGAAGCGTTGGGACTGGATTGAGACCTACGGACCCAAGCTTGTGGAGAACATTGTCCAAGCCACCGCCCGAGATTTATTGGTCCACGCGATCCACACGGTGGAAGCCAAAGGGTGGCCAGTGGTCATGCATGTCCACGATGAAATCGTCATCGAGATTCCCAAAGACACTGTGACGGTCGAGGAAGTAGCGGCAGCCATGTGCCAAGCACCCTCCTGGGCAGAGGGGTTGCCGTTAGACGCGGATGGTTACGGGTGTGACTACTATCGGAAGGATTAGGTATGTCGTTTTTTCACTCGATAGACTGCGTGGTCCCTGTCATACCACAAGATACGGAAGATAGACCCGGTTCGGATTCCCCATAATCTTGTTTTTGCGTTGAGTCTAAATCTGAATACTTCCTCAGGGAAGTCTTCATTTTCTTTGGACATTACCTCGTAGAGACGATCTTGTGCTTCCTTTTCAAGGGAGTCGGTCTTCTGAGTATGATGCTTATTATGCCCTCCAGATGTCTGTTGAAGAATATCTTTCCAAGCAAGGCAGGACATTTCTTCAATGAAGCAAAATAGTTCTCGGAGTTCCGTGGGAGCCAGCTTCCAATTCCAGCTGCCATCATGTGCGTGATCCAACATTTTTGCAGACCATTTGAAGGTATCTTCCAAGGAGGATACTGGTTTACGAGCATCTGCAGAAACATGTTTTCCACGACGGCCAACATTAGCAGCGTGGGCCTTAATCTCTGCTTTTTTGGACGCATTAACGTTACCTGACTGCTTGGGCAGTCGCTTTTTCTTAGCCAAGAGTTACTTATTGACTAACTGGTCGAGTGACCCAAAGTACTCCTGCATGGTGTCCAAACTCAATGCATTATCTGAGTATGCCCCAATAGGAGTACCCTTTCGCGCTTCGAGCCAAGGGGGTTCATGATGCGTTTTGTCGCTAAGCTGCTGCCCACTCAGAGCGCCGTATGCTTCAAGAACAGCATCAACAGTGTCTCGCTGTTCGCTGGAGAGTTCTTCAGGATTGCCAGATGGCCAACTGGAAACTTTAAACTCTCCACGGTGCTTCTTGAACACGTCGTAGACGACAGGGCCGTTCGCCCAAGCCTGAATCTCTTCTGTAAATAGCGGCTGCTCGTCCCAGGCCAAGGACCACCCTTGGGAGTAGTAGAGGAGCTTTTGAAGTTTCATCGTTGTAACTGATCCAAGTTTTTTAACGATGTATGCAGCAACGTTGTGCGCGCTAGTTGCAGTTTGCATAGGATTCTCCTCCTTCCCGAGTTGTCAGTTAATTCAATCTTAACGCACATGTCAATTTGAGGCGCCAACGTCATTCTTGCTCAGCAGTTGAGTGCTCAAATTACCTGTAGACGCAAACCAAACAGCAGATGTGAGTGAGTTACTACAAAGATTAAAGCGCATTTGGCGCAAACGCTTCTTCCAACACTCTCCAATTTGCATATACGCTTCCCCATCCCAAGGGTGGTTAATTTTTTGGGTGGCTTTGACCTACCTGTGAAGCCCCCGTCTTGGGTGGCCTCCAACCACACAGTCTTCACCAGATTGTGGTGGTTGCAGAGTTTTGAGCTTCACAAGGAGAAGCCACCATGAAAACACGCAAACCCCAGTGGTTTGAACCCGACATCCAAGCCCGCCTGGACGCCACCGAGCGCGCCCGCGTGGTCTACATCTGCTCGCCCTACAGTGGTGACACTAGGCGCAACACGCATTTGGCATCCTGCTATGCCCGCCACGCCCTCGAAGAAGGCTACACGCCAATCGCCTCCCACCTCCTGCTGCCGCAGTTCATGGATGAGGAAACTGAACGCGAGAAGGCACTGACCCAAGCCACCATCTTGCTCAGCCTGTGTGATGAGATCTGGATCTTTGGCCACCTCACCGAAGGGATGGTCGCTGAGTGGAAGGCCGCCCTCGCCTTAGGTATCGAAGTGCGCACCTTCGCCACCTTCAACACAGTTGCCCCTGATGGTCACGAAATCGTGGGTATCCAAGAAACCACCCCACCAGCTAATGGCTTTGTGCCTTGTGAGGGTTGCGAGGAATGCCAGGGTGGTGAGGCCAAATGAACCCCATGACCATGTACGCCTCCCAGGTAACCGGGCAGGCACAAAACACCCACTACCCACACCAACATGTTGTGGCCAGCCTTGATGACCTCAAGAACGTCGTAGCCTTCGACCACGTGGTTGCTAAGTATGAGGGTGGACAGCGCGGCAACTCCCGCTTCCTAACCTCGGACTGTCTGGTAATGGACGTCGATAACGATCACTCCGAGATCGAGACGGAGTGGGTAACCCCGCAACGCCTTGCCGAGCTGATGCCCGGCGTGCCATTCATGGCGGCAACGTCACGCAACCACATGAAACCCAAAGGTGCCAGTTCTGCGCGGCCGAGGTTCCACGTCTACCTACCCATCAACCCGATAACGGACGCAGAAGCCTACCAGGCGCTCAAACGTCAGCTCGCAGCCAAGGTGCCAGTGTTCGATCAAAACGCGTTGGATGCTGGGCGGTTTATCTACGGCAACCCCGAGGCGAAAACCACCGCCATCGAGGGTGAGAGCCTGGTGGATGAGTGGCTGGCTAGGGACTTGTTTGCCGAGTTCGACCAAGCCTCCACCCTGATTGGTGAAGGCAGTAGGAACGCAACTTTGTCTCGTTTCGCTGGGCGGGTGCTCATCCGCTACGGCAACACCGAGCGCGCCCGTGAACTGTTTGAGCAAAAGGCCGCATTGTGCGACCCGCCCCTGCCATCGGCGGAGGTGGAGCAGATTTGGGCCTCAGCCACCAGGTTCGCGGAAAAGGTAGCCGAAGATCCGAACTATGTGTCTCCTGAGGCCTATGCCCAGCTGACCAGCCTTAAGCCGGAGGATTTCACCGACGTCGGCCAAGCCACCCTAATCGCCGGGGAATGCGCGGACAAGGTGTGCTTCTCACCCTCAACTGGGTGGGCGGCGTATGGCAAAGGTGTGTGGGATGAATCCGAGCCCAAGGCCCAGCGGGTGTTCCAGGATTTCACTACCCGCCAGCTCGCACAGGCTGAGAAAGCACTGGAGATAGCTAAACAACATGCCAGTGAAACTGGTGCGTTAGGGATGATGAGCGTGATGAGCAAAGCCAAAGCTCTCTCTGCCTTCAGCCCAGAACAACATAGTGCTTACGAGCAAGTTCTTGCCGAAGAAGCATGGGTGAAGTTTGCTTATAAGGCCCGCTCGGATCGTGGTATCCAAGCCGCCATGCGCCAAGCCCGCTCCCTGGTGCTGATCGACCCGGAGGATTTGGACAAAGACCCCTACATGTTCAACACCCCCGGCGGCACCTACGACCTAAGGATCGGCCTGTCCAGCCTGCGCCCTCATGACCCGTTCGACCTGCTCACCAAAAAGACCACCGTCACCCCCAGCAATGAGGGGATGGACATTTGGGTTGACTGCCTCAACACCATCTTCCAAGGCGACACCGAACTCATCGACTACGTCCAGCGCATCTGCGGGCTGGCAGCAATCGGCAAGGTCATGGTCGAAAGCCTGGTAATCGCCTACGGGGATGGCAGCAACGGCAAGTCCACGTTCTGGAACACCATCGCCCGCGTCCTTGGCTCCTACGCCGAAACCATATCGGCTGAGGTGCTGATCGCGGGAAAGAAAAACAACGCGAAGAACGACATGGCCCAAACCAGAGGCCGCCGGTTGTTGATTGCGGGTGAAAACGACGAAGGCGTAAGGCTATCGAGCTCGTCAGCCAAGCAGCTGGCGTCAACAGACAAGATCGCGGCGGAGAAGAAGTACAAAGATCCCTTCTCCTTCACCCCCTCCCACATGCTGATCCTCTACACCAACCACCTGCCAAAGGTCACTGGGCTAGACACCGGCATCTGGCGACGCTTGATCGTGATCCCGTTCAACGCAACCATCACCGGTAGCGATGATGTGAAGAACTACGCCGACTACCTCTTCGAGAACGCTGGCGGCGCGGTCCTAGCCTGGATCATGGAAGGCGCAAGGCTCATACACGCCGAGGACTACAAACTGGTGCCACCGCCGTGTGTGCAACAAGCGTGTGCTGACTACCGTCGGCAAAACGACTGGTTCGGGCACTTCCTCGAAGGATGCTGCCAAGTCGGTGAGGAATTCACCGAAAGCTCCAAGGCCCTCTATGACACCTATCGGGTATGGGCTGAATCCAGGCGCGAGTGGGTCAAAAACGCTGCCGACTTCTACGCAGCCCTCGACAGGGCAGGCTTCGAGAAGAAACGCACCCGCACCATGCGCCTGATTACCGGGCTGCGCCTAAAAAACGACTTCGATGATGCCCCCACCCTCGAAGCGGAAGTGTTTGTTGGGGAGGCGCAACGGTGAACTTCTACGACTGGATGATCCAAACCCACCATGATGGCACCGGACCGGCCAGCCACCTGGCCGCCGACATGGAGGCCGATTTCTACACCGGCCCCTACACCCACCAAGCCATCCTGGCTCACCTCCACGAGTGCGGAGCAATCGATGCGTGCATCGAGACCTTCGAGGAATGCTGGCGCGAATACCTCACCAGCCCCACCCGGAATCGACGCTCCAAACGCCGCCCATTGAAAGCGCCGAGGCCGTTGATTGGCAGGTGGGAAGACTCCAACCAAGGAACCTTCCTCACCCTCGATAAGGAGCGTCAGCAAGCCCTCATGGAGTGGATTCGCACCGACCTGACCCACGGTCGGGACTGGTGTTCCAAGACCAGTTACGGGCTCAAGCACCTCTTCGAGCGAGACACCGGTCATTACGTGACTAACGCCCAGTTCAAGGACGCCATGATCATCGCCGGCTACCAGCCAAAGAACATCAAAGCGTTGAACCACTGCTACCGGCTGCACCCGCTCTCGCCCGCATTCAACCCAGAGCGCCGATAAAAAACCCGCTATAGGGCTGTCACCCAAAGGGGTGAAAAACCATCCATGCTGGGGGCTAGTTTCGCCTGAGAAATCAACGTTCCTAGCCCCCACCTAGATCTGGTGTGTGTCAGGTCCGTCAAGTCTTTCTAACCCTTTATATAGGAAAAGAAGAATTTAACAATGTCTATATAGAAGGTAGAACACCATCTAGCGGACCTGACACACCCCCTTGGACAGCCCTGATTCCAAGGAAAAGTCTCAATGAAAGAACAACAACTCGAAACCCGCCTATGTCGGGCTATTCGCCGCATCGGCGGCATCTGCTGGAAATTCACATCCCCCGGCCTGACGGGCGTCCCAGACCGCATCTGCATGATGGACGGTAAATGCGTGTTTGTGGAAGTCAAAACCACCGGCAAACACCCCCGCCCACTACAAGTCGCCCGGATGAGGGAGCTCGAGCGTCAGGGCTTCACCTGCATCGTCCTCGACCACCCAGATGGGATCCAGGAGGTGTGCGATGCTCTACAAGCCGCATAACTACCAGACCACCGCCATCAACTTCGTCGAAACCCACCCCATCGCAGCCCTCCTACTAGAGATGGGACTTGGCAAGAGTTCGATCGCCCTAACGGCAATCTGGAACCTCATGTACGACTACTTCGAAGTCCAGCGCGTGCTGGTGGTGGCTCCTCTGCGGGTGGCTCGGGATACCTGGCCAGCAGAACAACAGAAATGGGACCACCTAGCAGCCCTCACCATGGCAATAGCCGTCGGCCCTGAGGCCAAACGCCTCCAGGCCCTGAACGCTGGGGCTGATGTGACGGTGATTAACCGTGAAAACGTCACCTGGCTCATTGAGCGCTCCGGTGTCCAGTGGCAGTGGGACATGGTGGTCATCGACGAGCTCTCCAGCTTCAAGAATCACCAGGCCAAGCGCTTCCGCTCACTACTCAAAGCCCGCCCACTAGTTCGCAGGATCGTCGGGCTGACGGGGACGCCGGCAGCCAACGGTCTAGAGGATCTTTGGGCACAATTCCGGCTCCTAGACATGGGTGAACGGCTCGGGCGTTATATCACGCATTACCGCCGCGAGTTCTTCGACCCCGACAAACGAAACGGTATGCAGGTCTTCTCCTACAAACCCAAGCCGGGTGCGGAAGACGAGATCTACCAGCGCATCAGTGACGTCACCATTTCGATGCGGACCTGCGACCACCTCACTCTGCCTGAGGTCACCTACAACACGGTTGAAATCCCTATGGGTGAGAAGGGGCGGCGGGCTTACGAGCGGATGCTCAAGGACTTGGTGTTGGAGCTGGAGGGCACTGAGGTGACGGCTGCTAACGCGGCAGCACTATCGGGCAAGCTCACCCAGATGGCATCCGGTGCGCTCTATGACGAAGACGGCAACTGGCACCTCATCCATGACGCCAAACTCGACGCACTCGAAGACCTCATCGAAGGCGCGAATGGGAAGCCAGTGCTGGTGGCCTACTGGTACGCGCACGACCTCGAACGCATACTAGCCCGTTTCCCTGAAGCGAGGCTGCTCAAAACAGGGGCGGACATGGAGGCGTGGAACAACGGCGAATTGCCGTTGGCGCTGATTCACCCCGCATCGGCAGGTCATGGCCTGAACCTCCAGGCAGGAGGGTCAACGCTCATCTGGTTCACGCTGACCTGGTCCTTGGAGCTCTACCAGCAGACCAACGCGAGATTGCACCGCCAAGGCCAGCAAGAGCCGGTGGTTATCCACCACCTTGCTGCCAAGGACTCGATTGACCAGAAAATCCTTTCCGCCCTGGCGGTCAAGGACACCACACAGGCCGCGTTGATTGACGCGGTCAAAGCAACCATCACTATGGAAGGAGTAGGCCGATGACTGCTGTTCTCGGTACTGACATCACCTGGAAATACGTCGACCGCCGCGCGGCAGCCATTAACGCACTGCGGGACTTTTCGACCATGCAAACCATCATCGACACCACCGACGACGACCTGAAGGCACTGTCGGAGGATATTTCAACCATCTCCAGCCCGAAGTTGGATGGGATGCCCGGTGGTGGATTCAACCCCCACGGCAGCGAGGACCGGATCATGGCGCACCTAGAGCGGATTGATAACCGCCAGCGTCGCTACCTCCAAGCCAAGGATTACATGGACTGGTTCCTCCCAGCCTGGGCAGCCCTGTCTGATGACGAGAGGTGGATGCTTGAATCCTGTTATCTAGGTGAGGACACCATGCAAACCGATGCCATCATCGCCATTTGCGACCGTTTCCACATCGAACGCAGCTCGGCTTACAACAAGAAGAACCGGGCGCTCAGTCACTTTGCGACCCTGCTCTACGGGAGGTGAATGCCGATGCTTGGTGAGTAGAATCGCGGACGCGTTTGCGCTTGCAGGCCCGCTATACTGTAAGCAGTTGAAAATATATCCGGAGCCCCAGTAGCCAGTTTGGTTGCTGGGGCTCGGGCGTTCCCGTGTGGAAGGTGGTGAGCACCAGTGCCTCGTCGACCTAAGACTCCGTGCCGTTGGCCTGGCTGCCCAGCCCTCACCGACAAACGCTACTGTGAAGCCCACGCCAAGGAAGCCGACACCAACTACCGACGCTACGAGCGCGACCCCGAGATCAACAAACGCTACGGCAGTGCGTGGCGCAAGATCCGCGCGCAGTACGTTGCCAAGCACCCACTGTGTGAACAGTGCGAGGCTGAGGGCAGGTTGACGCCGGTGGCTGAGGTCCACCACATCCGCCCCCTCGCACACGGCGGCACCCACGACGAAGACAACCTCATGAGCCTGTGCAAGCCCTGCCACTCGAGGCAGACAGCTCTTGATGGTGATCGGTGGAGGCGCCGTGGCCGGTGAGTAAAAACGCGGATGCGTATGTTGCATTGGACGTTTAATGTTGTAAATAACCAAGAGAAGCGAGTTTTCTTGGCCTTGTCCTGATCCTCGAGCCGTAGATACGGCTTGGGGATTTTTTCTTGCCCTTTAACCAGAGGGCACCAGTAGACACACATCAGGTGGCCCACATCTATTTTGAGGAGTTTTTCATGACTGACATGATGGTGCTGAAAACACAGCAGTGGCTGAACAAGACCTATAAGGGACGCTACAACTTTGGCAGCGTTACTGAAGATGGGGCCACAGGCTGGGAGACGATTAACGCTCTGATTCGAGCGCTGCAAATTGAGCTGGGTATTACCCAGACAGTGAATAATTTTGGACCAGGTACTACGAGCCGGTTCAAATCACGGTGGCCTTCAGGAATCGCCCAGCAAGCTGCTGGTGCAAAAGATACAAGCAATGTGTATGCGATTATCCAAGGCGCTTTATGGTGCAAGGGATATTCAGTGGGATCAGCCGAGATCACCACGCATTTCTATGGCGGCACCGGCGCAGCGATTAAGAAGATGAAAGCTGACATGGGCATCGGTGGAGATTCTCATGTTGATGTTTTGACCATGAAGAGTCTGTTGTCAATGGATCAGTTCAAACTCCTGGTCCGACATGGAGCAAACTCATCTGTGCGTAACATTCAGCAAACCCTGAACGGTAAATATCGTACCTACACGGGAATCATTCCTGCTGATGGTCTGTATGGGCGGCAGATGAACACCGCCCTTATCCAGGTGCTGCAGAAATTGGAGGGATACAGTCCTTCCCAGGCCACGGGTAATTTTGGTGCTGGGACTCGTAAGAATCTTAAAACCGTATCCTCATCATCTTCTGGTGAATGGGTGTGGCTGGCTAGCGCTGCCTTGGTTTGCAACCGTAAAGCTGTCCAAGTAACCAGCACCTGGGATAACTCGATGGCAAATGCTGTCAAATCTTTCCAGAAAGATTACGCTCTGCCGGTAACAGGTGTAGTAGACACCACCACATGGATGAGTTTGCTGACTTCTAAAGGTAACCCTGATCGCGTGGCGAAAGCTTGTGACTGTGCCACTGTTTTAAGTGCTCGCCAGGCTAAAGACCTGAAAAACGCTGGATATACACACGTCGGGCGTTACCTCACCGGTACGGTGGGTAAAGAGCGCCGCTCCAAGGCACTAAACATTGATGAGATTAAGAACATCACTGCCACTGGCTTATCGGTGTTCCCTATCTACCAAGATGGCGGCTACTACTCGGACTATTTCAGTTACGCGGGGCAAGGCAACATCGATGGACTAACGGCGATCGGAGCGGCAAAGGCATTGGGCTTCCCACGTGGAACTACGATCTATTTCGCGGTGGATTTCGATGCTTACGAATTCCAGATCGACAAGTTGATTCTGCCTTACTTTAAACGCATTAAAGCTGCTTTCAATTCAGCTGAAAACAGTAAAGCGTACAAGGTTGGTATTTATGGGCCTCGACTGGTGTGTTCGAAGGTTACTGAAGCAGGGTACGCCTCGTACTCGTTCGTTGCTGACATGTCTACGGGATTTTCTGGCAATCTTGGCTACCCGATCCCACGCAACTGGGCCTTCGACCAGTTCCACGAGTTCACTTTCCACTCATCGCCCGCTTTCCCGCTGGATAAGGACGCTTATTCGGGAAGGGACAAGGCAACGAAAACCTTTGACAAGGTTCCCTATAAGTCAGCTCACTCACTTGAGTATGACAACGCATTTCGGCTAATCGATGCGGCCAAGAAGGCATTCGTTCAAGCGGTCTTGGAACCACTAAATCTCTTCGAGCAGCTCAGCACTATCCATTGGAGGTTTGATCAAAAGATTCCCTTAAATACTTTCAATGGCCGGGATGTAACGATCGTGACATCCATGGTTGCTTCCGTCGGTATCGGTACGACGTCTTCGAACCCGAATGCAATCGATATCAAAGTCAACAACGATGGCACGCTGACCGCTGGTACACGTAGTGCGATTAGTTCAGCAAGCGCGAAATTCAAGGTCAAGGATTTGGGAACAAATCTTGACTTCTCGCAGCGCATCACATCGATTGCTGCCTCTATCAAGGGTGGGAATATCTCCACTTCGTTAACCTCTAGCGGTCCGACTAATTTCACCGGGAGTATTACTGTGACTTCCCCTGAGCTTGCGCCGAAAGGATCAGGGTTGAGTGAACATGTAACAGTGACACTTAGTTACGAGGTTACGTTCCATCCCCATACTTCTCCTGATTTTCATCTGCCGGAAGTCAGTGTTGACGGGGCGCTCGTAGGCGTTGCTGTGGTTGCTTTGGCCGTACTGTTCGTTGCCGGTGCTGTGGCTAGTGGTGGTACGGCGATCCCAGCAGAAGGAGCACTACTTGAAGGATTGGCTGGGCTTGCCGTCCTGTAACCGTCCCATTCGGCTAAACTAGAAGGAGATACAGGCAGAAGGTGAGGATACGGCAATGCATGCACTCGGGGATAAAAAACATTCTCTCGTTGTGGGTGTGTTAGCACTACTCGCCTTCTGCCTGATCCTTGCAGCCGTCTGGTTCACACAATTCAAACGCACCCCCGCTACGCACCCTCCTCGCGAAGGCCGTCTTGTAGCGACATTCTCCACCACTCATGATGATCACGTCGACTTCTACCAAAACGGCAAGCAAGTCTGTATGGATACTTACTCAGCAAATCCTAAGGACAGACCAGTCTATGAGTGCTTGGACTACCCTGGACAACTAATTGCTGACAATATTTATTTAACCTGGACTAATAAGAACTGGGAAAATGTTGATCGAGATGATCCTGGTGTAGTTGGTGCTGACTGGGATATTTGGGGTGAAGTTACCCCTGGCACACTCCAGATTATCAATGGCGGGCATGTGTCATTTATTGACATCAATGCGCCAACCCCCGAACCGTTAGACCCCAAATAACTCGCGTGCACTTGCCTGACCCTGGCCCCTTGCTGGGGAGGGGCGGTCAAGATCTCTGGAGGCGTTCAGCGTTTCAGCGGGCGTGGCCCCTCGCGCACAAACTCCCCGAATCAAACAGGGTATTAACCCCCTCGCTTTTCCCACCCGCACGCTTCTGGCCCGCCAACGTGCGGGTTTTTGCCCGTTATTTCGCGTTTATCTGGCCTGTTTGGAGGTGAATGATCGTATGGCTCGTGATGGCACGAACAGGGGCGGACGCCGCGTCCGCGCAGGATCCAAACCCGAACCCCTCGTAGACCGTCTGGCCGATGGACGCACCGGGCGGGTGCTGAGCGTTGATGGTCCGCCTGAGCCGTATGACTTCACCGGGATCGACACGGACGAGGGCGCACTCCTGTCTGGTGTGGATATGCCCGAGCCGAGCGCGTATTTGGCGGCACAGCAGCGTGACGGTACTCCGCTTGGGGCTGATGAGATTTACCGTGAGACGTGGGAGTGGCTGGCCGATAAGGGCTGTACCCAGTTTGTTTCCAAACGCTTGCTTGAGGCGTATGCGCAGTCGTTCGCCCGCTTCATCCAATGCGAAAAAGCCATCAGTGATTTCGGTCTGCTCGGCAAACACCCGACAACTGGGGCTGCGATCGCCAGCCCGTTTGTGGCCATGTCGCAGTCGTTTCAGAAGCAGGCGAATGTGTTGTGGTACGAGATTTTCGACATTGTCAAAGCCAACTGCACCACCGACTACACGCCCCTCCCATCCGACCCGATGGAGCGGCTCTTGCAGGGCCGCTAACCAATCCGGCTCCGCTTTCATCTTTTTCTTTGTTTGGCCTCCACCCGTGCTGGTGGGGGCCTACCTGTTTTCACCAACTAGACGATTCAAAGGATTACACGCCATGCCTTCAAGCGCTCTCACCCCATACAGCCCACCCGCCATCCGCTTAGAGACATCCGAGTCTGTTTGTGCCGGTCACCCAGACAAACTTTGTGACCGGATTAGCGATGAGATTCTCGATGCTTGTCTTTGGGAGGATCCGGCGGCTCGGTGTGCGGTGGAGGTCATGGCCTCCAACCACCTCATCACCGTTGCCGGGCAGATCACCTGCAACGGGCGGGTGCGGATTCGTCAGGTGGTGCGCTCGACCCTAGCTAGGCTTGGCTACCAGCCCTGGAAATACCTCGTCAGTGTCAACGTCACGAAGCAGTCCACCGACATTGCCGGCGGTGTGGACACGGCGTTGGAGACCCGAGATGGTGGCGCGGAACAGGCTGGGGCCTTCTCTGACCTTGGCGCGGGTGACCAAGGCACCGTCTATGGTTACGCGACCGCTGCCACCAAGGATTTCCTGCCTGCTTCACTGGTGGCTGCGCATGAGATTTGCGCCCGCTTAGATCAGGCGCGTGAGCAAGGAACCATTGCTGGTATCGGCCCGGATGGAAAAGCCCAAGTCACCCTCACAGTCGATGAGAATGGCACACCAATCACCGCCCCGACCGTCGTGGTATCCATCCAGCATGATGCGGCCAAGGACCTGGAGGAGTTGCGCCGTGAAGTCGTGAGCAAGATTGTTGCCCCGTCCCTTGAGGCCATCGGCATTCCGACGCTGACTTACACCACCGTGCTGGTGAACCCTTCGGGCCGCTTCGTCAAGGGCGGACCTAGAGCAGACACGGGCCTGACGGGTCGCAAGTTGATGGTTGACACCTATGGTGGTCATGCACCCCATGGTGGTGGAGCGTTTAGTGGTAAGGATGCGACGAAGGTCGACCGCACGGGTGCTTACATGGCCAGGTTTCTGGCTAAGCAGGTGGTGGCGGGCCGTCTTGCTAAGCGGTGCACGGTCAGCATTTCCTACGCGATTGGCAAGGCCGACCCGGTTGCCTTCGATATCGACACCCATGGCACCCACATCCCAGAGGTCACTGATGAGGATATTCGCCTGGCATTGATGGAGTTCTATTCGTTGCGGCCGGGAGCGATCATTGACCGCTTCCACCTGCGCCGTCATGGCTTCGCCCGCTACTCAGCCTATGGACACTTCGGGTATGTAAACGGTGCGTACCCCGGGTGGGAAAGCACCACCGGTTCGTGGAACCTCAAAGCCCACGTTATCGATCACGCTAAGGCCCGCCACGGCGAAAGCAACGAGGAGGCGCAGTGATGAGCATGAACATCAAAACCATCCCTGTCGAGCAGTTGCAGGCTGCGGATTACAACCCACGCAAAGACCTCCAGCCTGGTGACCCTGAGTTCGAAAAGTTGAAGAGGTCGGTTGAGGAGTTTGGTTACGTCGAGCCGGTCATTTTCAATGAGGCGACCGGCCGTGTGGTTGGTGGTCACCAGCGATTGAAAGTCCTCACCGCACTTGGCCATGAGGTAATCGAATGTGTGGTCGTTGACCTGGAGGAATCGAAGGAGAAGGCGCTCAACGTTGCCTTGAATAAGGTTAAGGGTGAGTGGGATGAATCCAAGTTGGCCTTGTTGATTGCTGACCTTACGGCTGAGGACTTCGATGTGACCTTGACGGGTTTCGACCCCGCTGAAGTCGACGCCCTGTTCCGCGACCAGTTAGCCGGTGGGATTGAGGAAGATGATTTTGATGTCGAGGCAGAACTGGCCAAACCCGCCATGTCCCGCACCGGGGACATCTGGCAGCTCGGCAGGCATCGCCTCATTGTTGGGGACTCCACCGACCCAGACACCTTCGCAACGTTGATGGCAGGTGAGAAGGCGAATTTGGTGGTCACTGACCCGCCCTACAACGTCAACTATGAGGGCAGCGCGGGCAAAATCGCCAACGATCATATGGACAACGACTCCTTCGTCGCTTTCCTCACCAAAGCCTTCACTGCCCTTGAGACGGTGATGGCTGATGACGCCAGCATTTACGTCTTCCACTCCGATACCGGGGGTTATGCGTTCCGTAAGGCCTTCGACGACGCCGGGTTCTACCTCTCAGGCTGCTGTATTTGGGTCAAGCAGTCCATTGTGTTGGGGCGTTCGCCTTATCAGTGGCAGCATGAGCCGGTGCTTTTTGGGTGGAAGAAAAAGGGTCGCCACCAGTGGTACACCGGGCGCAAGGAATCCACCATCTGGCGTTTCGATAAGCCCCGTAAGAACACGGATCATCCCACGATGAAGCCGGTCGAGCTGATCGCATACCCAATCCTCAACTCTTCTCTGAGCAATCAGGTGGTGCTTGATGCTTTCGGCGGCAGCGGTTCGACTCTAATTGCAGCTGAGCAGACCGGGCGCGTAGCCAGGTTGGTTGAACTTGACCCGAAGTACGCCGATGTCATCATCAACCGCTACCGCGAGCTCGCCGGAGCCACCAGCGGCATCAAGGTCATCCGTGATGGGCAGGAACTCTCGTTCGAGCAGGCACAACCCGACGCCGACAGTGAGGGTGACGCCGAAGATGATGATGTCGATGAGGGTGAGGGGTAGTTCTCTGTGTGGGAACTGGCTGGCATTTTGGCCCCGGATAAGTGAAGCCACCACTTATCCGGGGCAGCCAAGCAGCCTCATGTTGGGGTGTGCTTGAGACCGCTACATTTCCTGGCGTTTAAGCCGGTTTTGGACTGGATAAACCTGTGTTTCTAAGGGTTCATGTTGTTGACAGAAAAACCCGACAAGCCACAAGGGAGAACAACCATGAACGTCACCTTCGAGTACGACCTGCCGGCTGGTAAACGCGGCACAATCGTCACTAATCTCCAAGCTCTCTACGACACTAAGGCTCAGTACCTGGGAGCGCCCAGTTATGAGTACCAGGTCGGACCTGCAATCGTCGCCCGTAACGGCACGATCAGGTGGGAGGGTAAGCAGCCGTCAAGGAAGGATGTGCGAGACCTGCTGGGGCTGCTTGGGGAGGATGACTTCTACCCAGACAACCTCTTCGACCTACGCCACTGGCTCGAAACCAAACAACCCCGAACCACCACACCCGCCGAAGTAGAGCCAGAAGAATTGGTAGCTGACGGCGTGACTGTCACCATCCCACGCGCCACCCTCACCGACGCCGCCTTGGAGCGGTTCAAGGCCCTGGTTACGGCCAAGGGTCCGCTGATTCAGGCTGCTCTGAACCTTGAGGACCTGCCCATCGAGGTCACCGACGAGACGGTTTCGATGCCTTGGATCGCTCGCCCCTGCACTCCAGCCCAGGCTCATGCCCTCACCGAGTTGATTGGGGCGATGCTCACCATGGCGAGGGATGCCAAACGCGTGACCGCCAAACCCAAGGAGGAAAGCAATCCTCGCTATGTGATGCGCTGCTTCCTGCTCCGCCTGGGCTTCATCGGCCCCGAACACAAAGGGCTACGCAAGACGTTGATGGGTGGGCTTCCTGGGTCGGCTGCCTGGCGCACCCCACCAAAAGAAGCGGACACCAAAGAATGCTCACTGGTGGGGCGCAGGATCCGCCTCGAGGACACGAGTGACCCTTACACCAGCCTCACCCCAGGAGCGGAGGGCACTATCAACCATGTTGATGACCTTGGGACCATCCACGTGACTTGGGATAACGGTTCCACCCTGGGGCTAGTTCCTGGGGAGGACTCCTACACGCTCCTCTAAAGCACCGCTGACCAGCGCCCACCCCCGGGGTGCTGGTTGGTGTTTTGCAAGAGATTCACACCGCTACTTTTAACCGGTGAATAAGCGGCTTTTAGGCTGGATATAACTGTGGAAGTAAGCGTTGATTGTTGTTGACACAACCAACGGCCAGCACCCGCTGACCACCGAGAAAACTGGAGGCAACAATGACGACCGCAACCATCCCCGCACCCACCTTGAGCGCCAACTACGCCGCACCTTCGGCCGCCAGCGAGCTGCCTGAGGGTCTGGCCCGCCTGGGACTGCCCGAGTGGGCCACCGCCTGGTACGCCGCTGAGCAGGGCCAAGCGCCCGCTGAAGTGATTCGCGCCCTCGAAGTGGTTTGCGAGGACTACGAACCCGACTTCATCACCCTGACCCCAACTAGGTGTGAGGAGCTCGGGCCGTTCGAAATCGACACGGTTGAGTTGCGTGCCATGCTCATTGACGCCTACCGCATCGGCTTCGCCCACGCACAGGCCGTGAACTAGAGATGCACACCTCTAGAAAAACCTTGTTATAAAGCGGGAAACGACTGGATAAAACCGCCGGTGTAAGTGACTAATAGTTACACAAGAACAAAGCACCTACACCGAAAGGCAAGGACAATGAACACCACGAAGACCACGATGGAGACCCTGGCTGATACCACCGCCCAGCGCATCATCCTCCAATATGGGGAGCGTGTCCTGGTCGCCACCTACCGCTACCTGAGCGGCAAGGACAACGGCTGGCAGGCCGAAACCTACCGCCTGGCTGAGGCACCGATCCCCGGCTGGGGCAAGGACGCCCGTAGTGCGAGCGAATGCGCCCTCGAACTACTGGCCGCTAGCGAGGAGTACTTCGCTGACAACGGCAGCGCGATCGCCTGGGCCATGAACAACTAAAAGCCGCGCCCCGGCCAGTGCACCGCACCCGCCAAATGATGGTGGCTGCGGTCTTTTTACACCCAAAACCGGGGTGCTGGGTTAGAGATGTACACCGCTACTTTTCGTTATGAATAAGCGGTTTTCGACTGGATATAACTGTGTTTCTAAGGGGTAATGGTTACACAACGAAGAGCACAGGGGCACAAGCCCCTGAGAGAACGAAAGGGTAACCACGATGAACACCAAGAACACCTCCAAGACCACCGGTGAGGCAGCTAAGAGTGAGGTCATCAGCACCGGGGAGCTGCGCCGCCTGCTCGAAGACATCGCGATCGCTGACGAATACGCCGGCATCGACACCCTCCTGAGCCGGGGCTCGGACGGCTTCGACTGGGCGGAAATGAGCGTCACCACGCTGCTGCGGTTGATGAAGAACTCCTTCGAAGCCGGCCTGGATGCTGCACACAAACGGGGCATCACCACGGTGGTGCCAAGCGAAGAGGTCTACACCGAAGCCGACTACCACGTCATCGACCCCGCCCCACAAACCATCAACGATGAAGACGAGGCAGCCCGGGTGGGAACCCACGGCATCGACAACGTCTGGATCCCGGTTGGTACCGACAAGTACGCGCTGATCTACACCACCTGGGCCAATGCGACCGGGTGGCGCAAAGTCCCCGCCATCTACACCAAACAACCCGGTGGCACCTACCAGCTAGCCACCTGGAACGAAGAAGGCTTCGACTTCAACCGGATGCGCGCCGAAGGCTACCCAGAAGCCCTGACCTGGGCAATCAAGAACGCCTAAGCGGCCCACTAGCCAGACCCACCCCGATAACGGGCGGGCTGGCCCTCTTTTCACAACACTGACGCTCCACCAAGTTGGTGGGGCCTTTTCTATACCCCGCAATCACTTAAACACGCCAGGAAGTCCAGCCGGTTCCCGCACGGAGAACTTGCCGCCACCAACCTTGAAGGGAGCTAACCATGATGCGTCGCCTTAGCAGCTATGAGCCAACTCGTTTCATGGCAGACGGCTCCCACTACGACAAAAGGGCTGCTGATTACGCGGTTGCGTTCATCCAGGCCCTAACCCACACCAAGGGCCGCTGGGCAGGCAAACCCTTCGAACTGATCGACTGGCAAGAGCGCATCATTCGTGACCTGTTCGGCACCCTCAAGGCGGATGGCTACCGTCAGTTCAACACCGCCTACGTTGAAATCCCCAAAAAGATGGGCAAGAGCGAGCTCGCCGCAGCAGTGGCCTTGTTGCTGACGTGTGGGGATAGTGAGGAGCGGGCTGAGGTCTACGGTTGCGCTGCAGACCGACAGCAAGCCTCCATCGTGTTCGAGGTCGCAGCCGACATGGTCCGCAACTCACCCGCCTTATCCCGCCGCGTCAAAATCCTCGCCAGCCAGAAGCGGATCGTTTTCCAGCCCACCAACAGCTTCTACCAAGTGCTCTCTGCCGAGGCGTATTCCAAGCATGGGTTCAATATCCACGGCGTGGTCTTTGACGAACTGCACACCCAGCCCGACCGCCGCCTATTCGACGTCATGACCAAAGGCAGTGGGGATGCACGCACCCAGCCCCTGTATTTCCTGATCACCACAGCCGGCAGCGATACGAACAGCATTTGCTATGAGACGCATCAGAAGGCTCAGGACATTTTGGAGGGTAGGAAGATCGACCCGACCTTCTACCCAGTCATCTACGGCGCAGACACCGAGGACGACTGGACCGATGAGGCTGTGTGGGCGAAAGCCAACCCATCCCTAGGCATCACCGTAGGGATAGATAAAGTCCGGGCGGCGTGTGAGAGTGCGAAGCAGAACCCGGCAGAGGAAAACTCCTTCCGCCAGTTGCGGTTGAATCAGTGGGTGAAACAAAGTGTTCGGTGGATGCCCATGGCAGCCTGGGACGCATGCAAGCGCGACTTCCGGCCGGAGCAACTGCGGGGCCGGGTCTGCTACGGCGGCCTCGACCTCTCATCCACCACGGACATCACGGCGTTCGTCCAAGTCTTCCCACCAGAAGACGTTGATGAGCCCTACTTTGTCCTCCCGCACTTTTGGATTCCCGAGGACAACATTGACCGCCGCGTCCTGCGCGACCGGGTCCCATACGACCTCTGGGCACGCCAAGGCCACTTGAACCTCACCGAGGGGAACGTGGTCCACTACGCCGCCATCGAACAGGCCATCGAGCAAATCTCGGAGGAGTACGACCTTCGGGAGGTGGCGTTCGATCGGTGGGGTGCTGTCCAAATGACCCAAAACCTCGATGCCATGGGCCTTACCGTCGTCCCGTTCGGCCAAGGCTTTAAAGACATGAGTCCACCAACCAAGGAGCTGATGAAGCTCGTGTTGGAGGGCAAGTTGGCCCATGATGGTCATCCGGTTTTGCGGTGGATGATGGACAACATCTTCATCCGCCAAGACCCTGCCGGGAACATCAAACCCGACAAAGAAAAATCCACCGAGAAGATCGACGGGGTCGTTGCCACCATCATGGGCCTAGACCGAGCGATTAGATGCGGCGCAGGGCCAGCCTCTGAGTCGGTGTACGACCAGCGAGGACTTCTCCTCCTCTAGCGCTTCTTAGCTCGGGACTTGGGTTTGGGTAGTTCGGGCAGCATAGCTGCGATGGTTGCCGCAATCTGCTCAGGATCATCGGTATCAACGACAACCATGTCCTTCGCGCCAGGATACGGGGATTCCAGTACGGGCTGTTCGAGAAGGGCTCGAGCGGAGGGCGTGTCTTTCAACATGAAGCGGTTGTCATAAATCCCGCCGAAAAGGATGCCGCCTGTGTAGAGCAGGTATTCGCCCATCATCTTTCGACTCGACACCTGCTCAACCTCGGAGAGCAAGTCAAGGACGTACTCCAAGTACGACTCGTCACTGGCCATGGCAACACCTCCATCTTTGTTTAGTCAATTATCCCAGAAAGGTAAGCGCAATGGGTTTTCTATCTTGGCTCGGCCTCAAACCCGACTCGCCATCACCACAGAACAACTGGTCGCTAACGAACACCGAGTTCTTCGCCAGCCCCACGTCTTCGGGTAAGTCGGTGACGGAGCGCTCGGCTATGCAGATGACCGCCGTCTACGCGTGTGTCCGCATTCTGGCTGAGGCCATCGCTTCGTTGCCGTTGCATTTGTATCAGCAGCGTGAAGGCAGCACTGGTGGATCTGAGCGGGCGGTGGGTCATTCGTTGTATCGGGTGTTGCATGATGAGCCGAATGCGGAGATGACGTCGTTTGTGTTCCGCGAGACCCTCATGACGCACCTGCTGTTGTGGGGTAATGCTTATGCGCAGGTTATCCGTAACGGGCGGGGTGAGGTCATCGGTCTCTACCCGTTGCTGCCCTCCCAAATGGTGGTAGACCGCGACCCCGACACTGGGCTACTTAGGTATACCTACCGCCCTCAGACCACCGGTAAGCCGCCGGTGGTTGTTTTATCCCCAGCCGACGTCCTCCACATCCCCGGGCTCGGGTTTGACGGTCTAGTCGGTTACAACCCGATTCAGATGGCGAGGAACGCGATTGGCATGGGACTGGCCTGTGAGGAATACGGGGCACGGTTCTTTGCTAACGGGGCCGCCCCTGGTGGGGTGTTGGAGCATCCGGGGACGATTCGTGACCCAGCGCGGGTAAGGGAGTCGTGGCAGTCGACCTTTGGCGGCTCCGAGAACGCCGGCAAGATCGCGGTGCTCGAGGAGGGGATGAAGTACACGCCTATCGGCATTTCGCCGGAGCAGGCGCAGTTCTTGGAGACCCGCAAGTTCCAGATCAACGAGATTGCCCGTATTTTCCGCATTCCACCGCACATGGTCGGCGACCTCGAAAAATCGAGTTTCAGCAACATTGAGCAGCAGTCGCTCGAGTTTGTGAAGTACACGCTTGACCCGTGGGTGATCAGGTGGGAACAAGCCCTCACTAAAACCCTGCTCACCGGGGCTGACCGGGAGAAGTATTCGATCGCGTTCAACCTTGAGGGCCTGTTGCGTGGGGATTACGCGTCGCGGATGCAGGGGTATGCGGTTGCTCGGCAGAACGGGTGGATGAGTGCCAACGACATCCGCCAACTCGAAAACCTCGACCTCATCCCAACTGAGGATGGTGGGGACCTCTACCTGGTCAACGGCAACATGCTCCCGCTCAACCAGGCTGGTAGCTACTACACCCACCGCCAGATGCGGGATACCCAACCAGCACAAGAAAACGACATCAATAGTGAAAACGAGGAGGATGCAGATGACGGCGACAATGAGAGCCGACCCCACAGCACAGAAAACACCCAGTAGTGCCAGGCGTTTTTGGGACTATGCCACCAGCCCGGATGGTAAGCGCGTGCTAGAACTGCGTGGCCCGATCGCGCCGGAGTCCTGGTTCGGAGACGAAACCACACCCGCCGCCTTCCGGGACGAGCTGTTCTCCGGCAGTGGCGACATTGTTGTGTGGATCAATAGCCCTGGCGGGGATGTGATTGCGGCTGCAGAGATTTATTCGATGCTCATGGGCTACCCAGGACACGTCACCGTCAAAATCGACGGCCTCGCAGCCAGCGCAGCATCCGTCATCGCGATGGCTGGGACAGAAGTGTTGATGAGCCCGGTGGCGATGTTGATGATTCACAACCCCATGACCGCCGCTATCGGCGACTCAGACGAGATGCTCCGCGCTGTATCCATGCTGGCTGAAGTCAAAGAATCCATCCTCAACGCCTACGAGCTCAAAACGGACATGGACCGTGCGGAGCTCAGTGAGTTGATGGATGCGGAGACCTGGATGGACGCGAAAAAAGCCATTGAGCTGGGTTTCGCAGACGGCCTGATCAGCCCCGTCAGCCCTTTCCCAGCCGCACAGCCTGAGAAACCCGTGGCGGCGATGGTGTTCTCCCGCCGCGCCGTCACCAACAGTCTGCTGAACGCCATCAACGCTGAGACGCCAGAACGTAAGTCTCAGCCTCCTGATCCGCCGCCTGCTGGCCGCGCGGTCAGCGACCTGTTATCCGCTCTCGATTCCTTGAAGCCCTAGCGCCCGATGCGCCGGGGCTTTTCTCATACCCAATCCACTCCTTTGTGTTTTGAAAGGACACACACAACCATGACTACAACGATGATTAATGACCTGCGAACCCGGCGTGCTGAGACCTGGGAGAAGGCCAAGGCCTTCCTCACTGAACGCCAAAGCGCGAACAACGGGATCCTGACGGCTGAGGATGATGAGGCTTACGCTCGTATGGAAGCCGAAATCGAAGCCTTCGGTCGTGAAATTGCCCGAGCAGAACGCGCCGCCGAACTTGACGCACAGTTGTCTAAGCCGGTCGCTTCTCCGATTGCTGCCATGCCCGGCACCGTCACCCCAGAACCGGCTGGTAAGCCTGTTCCTTTCAGGGCTACGGATGAATACCGCGAGAACTTTTGGAACGCCATGCGCATGGCCACCAACCCCTTCGAAGTACGCAACGCCTTGAAGGAAGGTGCTGACACTGAAGGCGGCTACCTAGTACCGGACGAGTTCGAACGCACTTTGGTCGAAGCGCTCAACGAGGAGAACATTATTCGTTCTCTGGCTAAGCGGATTACCACCACATCGGGTGATCGCAAGATCCCCGTCGTGGCGACCCACGGTAAGGCTAACTGGCTCGATGAAGGGGCAGCAGTCCAAGAGTCTGACGAAGCGTTCAAGCAAGTCACGCTGGGGGCTTATAAACTCTCCACCTTCATCAAGGTCAGTGAAGAACTCTTGGCTGACTCTGCGTTCAACATCGAGGCCTATCTGGCAAACGAGTTCGGCCGTCGTATCGGTGCTGCTGAAGAAGAAGCGTTCCTTGTTGGGGATGGGTCTAATAAGCCCACCGGTATCTTCTACAAGACCGGCGGAGCTGAAGAAGGCCTCAAGGCTGCCGGCCAGACCGCTATCACCGCAGATGAACTCATCGATTTGTTCTATGCGCTCCGTAGCCCGTATCGCAAGAACGCCGTGTGGCTGACCAACGACTCCACGGTCAAAGCAATTCGGAAGCTTAAGGATAATCAGGGCCAGTACTTGTGGCAGCCCGCCCTCACAGCAGGTTCCCCGGACATGATCCTAGGCCGCCCCATTTATACCTCCAGCTTTGTGCCGGAGATTAAGGCCGGGGCAAAGACCGTGGCGTTTGGGGATTTGTCTTATTACTGGATTGCTGACCGTGCTGGACGCTCTTTCAAGCGTTTGAATGAGTTGTTTGCGACCACTGGTCAGGTGGGGTTCATGGCAACCCAGCGCGTCGACGGCAAACTCATCTTGCCCGAGGCAGTCAAGGTTCTTGTTCAGAAGCAGTAATCCACTGCCAAGTGTTGGAGAAGGGGGTGGCGTAAAGCCATGGCACGCGCGTTTAACCAAGCCCAGTTCATCGAGGCCCTCAAGGCGAACCTGGTGCTTGAGCACAGCCAAGATGATGAACTTTTGGGTGAGTTGATTCAGGCGGGACTGGACTACGCCACCTCCTACCAACACCTGGTCCCAGGCCACTATGAGAATCACCCGTTGTCGGAGTCCACATACCGTGCGGTGATCATGCTGGCCACCCACTTCTACGAATCCAGGGACGGGTCAACCGGCGGGTTTTTCGCTGATAACACGCACGCAGCCGCCCGCGTATGGGAAGCCGTCAACCGACTACTAATTCTCGACAGGGACTGGAAGGTATGAGTGATGGGACTTGGGCTACTTCGAACTGAACTGTTGTTTGTTGACGACATGGTGAACAGTGACCGCCAGGGCTTCCACACGAAACCTGCCCTAGCGGGTTTTACCTGTCGTGGGGTATTCGAGGAGCGTTCTGCCACCACCCGCTGGGCACACCTGGCCGGATTCGAACAAGTAGACGCAATCGCACGGATCCGCACCCAACCACACCACGTCCCGGTCACAGGCCAAAAAGTCATTGTCGATGACAAGCCATTCACGATTACGGGCATTGAAAACGTCAAAGGCAGGGGCCGCTACCTGGTCTTGTTCCTTAAGAGGGAGGTGCATCGTGGCTAGAACGCAAATCAAGATGCCTACCAAAACCCTTGAACAATTCGCTCACCTGACCACAGCCATGCCCGAGATTGCCGACGAGGCCGTCACAGCCGGCGGACGGGTCGTAGAAGAACGGGTCCGGGCCAACCTGAGCGGCGCAATCGGTTCTGGCACGAAGGGTAAGTCCCGCTCTACGGGGCAGTTGCTGGGCGCTTTGGGTTTGTCTCCTGCGAAAGTGGACCGCAAGGGGGATCACAACGTAAAAGTCGGGTTCACCGAAAACCGACGCGACGGCAGACCCAACGCACTGATCGCCAACGTCCTCGAATACGGCAAGGCCGGGCAAACGCCCCGCCCGTTCCTGCGCCCCGCGCGTGCCTCGAGTCGGCGGGCGTGCCTTGAGGCAATGAAACATGTCCTGCAAAACCGGATGAAGGGCAGGTGATAGTGGTGGAGTGCCTTGAAATCCTCGTTGGTGTCTTTCAGCGCCTGGGACTCCAAGTGTTCACCGGCACCTGGCCAGCACTACCGGCAAGCGACTACGCCGTCCTACTACCCCTAGTGGACATCTACGACCTACACGCAGATAACACTCCCAGCGTCGAAATCCAATACGTCAGAATCAACCTGTTCAGCCAAGAAAACTACCTGCCCCTAGTCCACCGGCTCCTACCGCTCTTACGCCAAAAAGACCTGACGATTACTGAGCGCCGCTACATCGGCCACGACCCCGAGACTGGTTACCACCACTACGCCGTTGAAGTCGCACTCACCACTGACCCCCACTAGTACGGGGGTCTTCCCATATCCACTCAAAAACCTTTTTAGGAGGCATTCCCATGGCCACGATTGGTCTTGACAAGCTCTACTACGCAACCATCACCGAAAACCCCGAAGGGGAAGAAACCTACGCCACCCCCAAACCCCTAGCTAAAGCCATCTCCGCAGAGTTATCTGTCGAACTGGCAGAAGCCATCCTCTATGCCGACGACGGGGCTAGTGAGGTGGTCAAGGAGTTCAAATCCGGCACCCTCACCCTGGGCATTGATGATCTCAAGCCCGAGGTCGCAGCTGAACTAACCGGCTGCACCCTCGATGACAACAAGGTCCTAGTCGCCACAAGTGAGGATGGGGCCAAGCCAGTCGCGATCGCATTCCGCGCCCGCCGCTCAAACGGCAAATACACGTATTTCTGGCTCTACCGCGTCAAGTTCGCACCACCAGCCACATCCCTCAATACCAAGGGCGATTCGATTAGCTTTGCGACCCCTTCGATTGAGGGGACGATCATGCGACGTAATAAGGCCGAGAAGAACGGCCTACACCCGTGGAAAGCCGAAGCCACCGAAGACACTGCCGGGGCGAAACCGGCCACTATCAAAGAGTGGTACACGAAGGTTTACGAGCCTTCTCTACCGTCCAAAGCCTGAATGAGAAGGAGAACCTGAACCAATGAGCACTGAAAACATCGTCTTAGAAAACCCTTCACTAGAAGGCCGCACCGCCACCGTCACCATCGCAGGGCGTGAGTACACCCTCGTCCTCTCGACGGGAGCAACACGTAAGATTGCCGCCCGCTATGGCGGCCTAGACCAGCTTGGTGAAAAACTCCTCACGGGTGAAGACATGGACCAAGCCTTGGGTGAGATCATCTGGATCGTCACCCTGCTGGCTAACCAGGGCGTCCAGATCCACAACTTTGCTCATCCTGATGACAAGCAGGAGCTGCTCACCGAAGACCTGGTGGAGCTCTTAACCTGTCCTGCCGACCTGGCGGACTACCGTGAGGCCATCACCCAGGCACTGGTCAACGGCACGCGGCGCGAGGTTGTCTCTGAGGCTCCGGTGGGAAAAGACCAGCAGGCCGAGTAACTGACAGTGATGAGGCCACGTTCATCCGCCTGCTCCACTGGGGAACCACGGTTCTCGGGTTGGGGCAGGCGGAAACCTGGCACATGCCCCTCGGCCTCCTACTCGACCTCATCGAATGTCACCGCCAAATGAACGGCACCGCAACCCCTTTGCGGGAGACATTCATTGATGACGTCATCCCATACGGTGTTTGATCCATAGAAGGCGTTTGTACTAATGGCACCTTTAGTTTGTCAGGGCTTTATGTAGGTGTATCCCTCAGCAACGTGTTCGGCGATGACTGGTACTGCAGCCCAAATCGGAGTAATCCAGTTAGGAATTGAGTTGAAATCGATTCCGTGGTTGATCAGTGACTTCTCGCAAACCTCGAAGATTGCTCCTGCCTCAGATGCTTGCTGCATAGCCTGAGTCCAGTCGTTATCTCCTTGGATTACATAGATAGCAGTCCCGTTAATCATTACCCGGATGCGGCTTGCAAGCCCTAAGGCAGTTAGATTTCCCAGATTGCTCAGCACCCTAGGCCATTTATCTGCCTCGGTGACGTGCAAAAGATACTTTGGTTCGCTCATTCACCAAGTCTACCGACAACGCGTGTACTAGTCGCAGCGAAAACTCAATAGAGAAAGGCACACCCTGATGGCTGAAGATTTCGGACTAAAAATCGCACTCCAGGGTGAGCGGGAGTTCAAACGCGCTATCACCGAGATCAACGCGTCCTTCCGCGTGCTCGGCTCTGAGATGAAACTGGTGGATGCCCAGTTCAAACGCTCTGATGATGCTCAGGCCAAGTACGCTGCTAAAGGCAAAGTGTTGGCAGAGCAAATCAGCGCTCAGCGGGACAAGATCAACACCCTCGAAGCCGCCCTGAAAAACGCGGCCACGAACTTCGGGGAGACTGACCGGCGCACCCTGGCCTGGCAAACCCAGTTGAATAATGCGAAGGCGGCGTTGGCTGACCTTGAGGGCGAGTTGGAGGACAACAACAAAGCCCTCAACACCTTCGGCGACAATGCTGATGATGCTGGAGATGACGCACGGGACGCAGCCAAAGACACCGGCCGCCTAGAGACGGCAGTTGATGATCTCGGTGACGAGATGGACTCAAGCGGCAAGAAAGCCCTCTCCTTCGGTGACGTGCTCAAAGCCAACCTTGCTAGTGAGGCAATCGTTGCGAGTGTTAACGCCATCGGCAGCGCGATCAAAGCCGTAGGGCGCGGGTTCGTTGACGCAATGAAAGATGGCATCCAGTACAACGCGACGATGGAGTCCTACACCGCCTCGTTCACTACGATGCTCGGTGATGAGGCCAAAGCCCACCAACTCGTCGCCGACCTCAAAGCCAAAGCCGCCTCCACGCCTTATGGCATGCAGGATTTGGCTGATGCGACCCGCACCCTCATGTCTTTTGGTATCAGCGCCCAGGACGCGCAAAAGTACATGGGGATGCTTGGGGATGTGGCCCAGGGCGATAAGGAGAAGTTTTCTTCGCTGTCTTTGGCGTTTGCTCAGGTCTCCTCTGCTGGCAAGCTCACGGGCCAGGATTTGATGCAGATGATCAATGCTGGCTTCAACCCTTTGGAGGAAATCTCCCGTAAGACCGGCAAGAGTATTGGTGAGCTCAAGGAGGAGATGAGTAAGGGCGCTATCTCAGCGGAGATGGTCGCCCAGGCTTTTGAGAGTGCTACGGCTGAGGGTGGGCGTTTTTATGGGGCGATGGAGAATCAGTCCAAAACCTTCAACGGGCAACTCTCCACACTTCAAGATGGCGTCGCCAACCTCAAAGGCCAGTTGGCCGGTGGGCTGACCGAAATGCTCTCGGGCTCGGTGATGCCAATGGTCAACGGCTGGGTAAGCGCTCTCTCGGAGGCGTTTGAGAAGGATGGTGTGGATGGGCTGATCACCGCTTTGGGTCAGGTCATCCAAGAAGCCCTCGCCTTCATCAGCGAACAGTTGCCTGCCTTCTTGGATGCGGCGTTGCGGATTGTCACCAGTTTGGCTGATGGTTTGATTCAGGCTTTGCCTGCGATTACCGAGGCCGCAACCGGACTACTCATCGCCCTCATCCAAGGGATCCTGCAGTTGCTGCCCGAGCTCACGACGGCGGCCGCGACCATGGTCGCCACGTTGGCCTCCGGTATTGGTGAGGCACTACCCGAGTTGATTCCGGCTGCTATTGCAGCAATCGTCGGGATCGTCCAGGCCTTGATTGACAATCTGCCGTTGCTGCTTGATGCGGCACTGCAGTTGGTGACGGGTTTGGCCCAGGGCATTATCGAAGCAATCCCGGTCCTTATCGAAGCACTACCAACGCTCATTGAGTCACTGTTGGAGTTTTTGGTGGGTGCGATTCCGCAGCTCATCGAAGCCGGAATCACCCTACTCACCTCCTTAGTGGAGGCCCTGCCGACGATCATTGAGACGATTGTGGCGGCGTTGCCGCAGATTATCGATGCGATCATCAACGCCGTCCTCGGAGCACTGCCTCTGCTCATTGACGCTGGCATCAAACTGTTCGTTGCATTGATCCAGGCGTTGCCGACGATCATCACCACCATCATCTCCGCCGTCCCTAGAATCATCAGCTCGGTGCTGAACGCGATCAGTAGCCATATTCCGCAGCTGATGATGATGGGCGTCACCCTACTGACCTCCCTCATCCGCAATCTGCCAACGATCATTTCCACGATCGTCTCCGCGATTCCGCAGATTGTTTCTGGGATCGTATCGGCGTTTGGGCAGGGCGTGTCCCAGATGGTGAGTGTGGGTGGGAATCTGGTGCGGGGCTTGTGGAACGGCATCCAAGGCCTAGCCGGATGGCTATGGAACCAAGTCTCATCTTGGGCATCATCCATTTGGGATGGAATCACCAGCTTCTTCGGTATCCACTCACCCAGCCGGAAGATGGCGTGGGCCGGTGAAATGCTCGCCCGAGGCCTCGCCTCCGGCATCGACGACAACGCAGCGCGCGCCACCAAAGCCGCCAACGAAATGGCCTCTGATATCGACGCCGCGTTCGCCGACCTCACCGAAGGCCTGGACGTGCCAATCGATGTCAAGACCCAGGCGCAATTCGCTCACCTCGACCAGGTAAGCAAGGAGTTGGCTGCTCCAACAACATCAGCCAGTACCAATGCTGGCCTTTCGAGTGATGGTGTGCGCTCTGTGGTGGAGGCGGTTGTGCCTTCGATGCTCAAGGGTATGGATATTCGGGTGGTGCTTGATGACGGCACCCTGGTCGGCCGCCTCGCACCCCGCATCGATACCAGTCTGGCGGGACTAGCCCGGCGCAACCCGCTACTTGCCATCAGTTAGTGGTTACTGCGTTCTATCTGAAAGAAGGTGATTTCCAGTGTTTACGTTGGATGGAACCATTCAGGCGCGTCGGGACCTGAACCTGCACCTGGCTTCTCCAGTGAAACTGAGTCCAGCGGGACGGGTGGTGGAGCAGATCGTGGTTCCCGGACGTGAAGGCACGTTGACGCGCGAGCAAGGGTGGAATGACCGGGTCATCACCCTCGACCTGATCATCCGGAGCCGTGATGTGATGGGGTCATGGCGCATAGCCATCACCGCGTTGTCAAACGCGAAGCGGATTGCTTTCCGCCATGACACAGGCGTGTTCTACCAGGTCAAAAGCACCACCCTTACTGAGTTGGTGAGGGTGTCTCCGATGATGGGTCAGTTCCAAGCCACCCTCCTTTGCGATCCCTTCGCCTACCTCACCAAAGCCGACCGCATCGTGCTGACCAAGAGCGGGAACATCACTAACCCCGGTAATGCTGTTGCTCGTCCGGTCTTCACGGTCTACGGCAGTGGCAGGGTGTTTTTTGAGACCAACGGATACCGGGTGGATCTGAAAATCGACTCCGACCAACTCACCATCGACTCCGCGCTGATGGAGTGCCGGAAGGGCAATGTGGCGCAAAACCAAAACATGACAGGCCCATTCCCGACCATCCGTCCAGGGAAATCGTATGTGCAGCTCGGACCTGGAATTAGCCAGCTTGTCATTGAACCTAGGTGGAGAAACCAATGATCACCACACACCCCGCAAACGCTGTTCCCAAAACGGACGTCACGACAGACAACGGCTTAGCCGTCCTTGATGCCCAGATCATCAACCCGGTGGTGACTGAAGAGCTCGGTGGCGCTTTCTGCTTGGAGTTTGACTACCCACTCACCGCACGAGGAGCGTCATCGTTGCGGGTGGGGAACCTGGTGCGCTGCCCAGCACCAGTATTTGGGGGCCAGTTTTTCCGCATCCACCACCTTCAGACCAACGAACACCACCAGGTGCATGTGACGGCGCAGCATGTGTTTTATGACTTGGCTGCAAACCTTTTGATGGATACCAACCTTGTGGGCGAAGACGCAAACGGCGCACTAAGGCGCGTCCTTGCTGGGGCGCAGTTTAAGCACCCGTTCACCGCAACCAGCAACCTGAGTGCTCGTGCCTCAGCCCGCCTCGTTAGGGTGTCTGTGGCATCAGTCCTGATGGACCCCGACCTTGATAACGGGATCGTGAACCGCTGGGGTGGGGAGCTAATCCGCAACAACACCCACCTCTCTTTAGTTGCCAGGCGCGGTAGCGATAACGGGGTGCAAATCCGGGCAGGTAAGAACCTGCTGTCCATGACCGCGTCAGTGGACTACTCAACAGTGGTCACCCGCATCGTGCCGGTCGGGTTTGATGGGCTGATGCTTCCGGAGAAATGGGTCGACTCGAGAAAACTTGGCCAATACCCTCACCCCCGTATTGCGGTGGTGAAGTTTGATCACATCAAATCCACCGCCACCCCAAACGGAGCCAGCGCTGAGGATGCACTACCACCCAAACAGGCCGAAGCAGCACTACGACGGGCAGCCAAGGAACAGTTCACGCTCCGTCGCATTGATGAGCCAACTCGAACCTGGAGCGTGAACCTAGTCGACCTCGCCATAACTAAGGAGTATGCCCATCTGCGTGCCTTAGAGACCGTGGCAATCGGTGACGTGGTCACGGTCAAAGACCTGGACGCTGGGGTGGATGTGTCGGCGCGGGTGGTGGCCTACCAATACAACCCCCTCACTGAAGGGTACCTGCAGGTGACGCTGGGTTCCTTCGCCCCAAAGATTACCAACCAAGCTACTAGGGCCATGGCGGTAGCAGGAAACGCGATGGGCGCTGCCCTAGATGCCTCTGCCCAAGCCGGAGCGGTCACTACCGTGGCTGGTAATGCTATGGCGAGGGCTGACCAAGCATTCAGTAGCGTTTCGGGTTTGTCGGGGCGTGTGGATGAGGCGTTGGTGGCGGCGAATGGTAAAAACCGCAACCACTACGGCACCGATACCCCTAAGGATCCGCAGCCGGGTGACGTGTGGTTCAAAACGAATGGTGAGAAGCAGGAGATTTGGATCTACAAGCAGGTCAATAACCGTTACGACTGGTATCCCATCTCGACGGATTTGACGTGGGAGGAAGCTAAGTGGCGTCTAGATAATGCTGAAGTAGTGGTTTCCCAGGTAAAGGGGGTGGCTGATGAGGCAGCTAAGTCTGGTAGTGAAGCTAAAGCTCGTGTGCGTCAAGTAGCAAGAGAAACAAAACTCGCTACTGTCAAAGCTCAAGAAGCAGTTGATAAAGCAGCCGAGAACGCCCAGCACTTAGAGGACTACCAGGTAGTAGTCGGCAGCCTCATCCAAGGGGCCAGATCTTCTATCACCCAACTTTCTGATGCTGTGAACCTAAGGGTGGAAAAAGAGAAGGTCATCAACCAAATCAACATCTCCACCGAGGGGATTTTGATTGATGGGGCCAAGGTTCACATCACCGGTCAAACCACCATTGACCAGGCAGTAATCACGGGGGCGATGATCAAAGACGCTTCGATCGACAACGCGAAAATCGCGTCCCTGGATGCGGGCAAAATCAGGACAGGCTACCTCGATGCCGGTCGTATCCGGGCAGGAAGCATTACTTCGGAGAAGCTCACCATCCGCAATGGGTTTATCACCAGTGCGATGATCAAGGATGCCGCGATTACTTCCGCGAAAATTGCTTCCTTGGATGCTGGCAAGATCACCACCGGCACGCTGTCTGCTTCGCGTATCGCTGCTAGGACTATTACGGCCGATAAGCTCGCAACGAATGCTATCCAAGTTGGCTTATCGGGGTGGTCATCTTCAATCCGTATTAGTCCTACCGAGATTCGTTGGTACAACGGCAACACCCTGACGGGCAAAGTCTCTTCGATGGGCTTGCAGTTTTATTACGGGACAAAGTTCATCGGACAAATCGGTGAGGCTGGTTTTAAGAACAAGCCTGAGAGCGTCAAGGGCCTCAACACCATGCTGTCCAAGGATGCTTCTTATGCGGCGTGGACGTATGGGGCCGGGTCTGATGACCACTTCGTGCTCCTCACTCTTGACCCGAAGGGCTCAGTGATGGGCGCTAGGGGTTTGCACCTGGGCGTGGATCTGCACCTGGGTGGCAACAAGGTGATGACAACGGGTAAGCGTGGGATCAAACTACTTGATTCGACCGTTAACCGCACGATGCTGCCGGCTTGGTGTAGCGAGAACACTCATTCCCAGGTCGCCTTCTCCAACGGCGCACTGTTCCTAGTGACAGATAACAACCTGTACTCGGTCACCCAGATCACCAAGCGCCTTAGTGAGGTGATTATGCGGGTCAACCACCTCATCACCTATCTGAACAAGGGCTGGGTCCAAGAAGTCCACGACATCGGAGGCGGCAGAGTCTCCTGGTCAAGCTACAAGAACACCGGCCTATCGACCATGTCCACCAACCTCAGCTAACCAATCCCCAAGGAGAATCCATGCCGACGATGAAAATCGAAAACCGCAACATACCCAGTGTCTGCCAGTTGCTCGAGGGGCTAGAACTGGCCGGGGCAACCTCGAGGGCCAGAACCAAACTTCACGCCTCGCTCCTTGTTCACCTTGAAGCCTTGGGAGTATCTGAGGTGGAGTTGGCTCGCCAGTACGCCACCCTCGACGAAACTGGCGAGATTGTCCTTGATGAGGCCGGCGGGTTCACACTCAAGGATCCAGTTCAAGCTAGTGAGTTCAAGGCCGAACACCAGGCCCTCATGGGTGAGGCTGTATTGGTTCCCGAAACCTACGAGAATCAATACGCCATCCTCACCAAAGCCTTAGTGGATTATCCGGGTACCTTTTCCGGCAGCGACGCTACTGCCTACGACCTGCTATCCGACGCGTTGGAGGAAGCCACCGTGATGGAGGTGCCCTGATGGAGATTGACCCCACCCCGCCAGAAGGCGTGGTTGCTCAACCACTAACGCCACCAAAAGAAGCAGAACCACCGCCCCTGGTGGAACCTGAAACCCACATCTTCACAATCCCACCAAGCCCCGACGGCCAATAAAGCCTCGGGGCTTTCGCTTACCCATTTCTTGGAAGGATCTGATTTCTCATGCCACTAGACCACTATCTACGCACCATCGCCGGAATCATTGGCGGAGCTGCTGGTTGGGTGTTTGGCACCCCCGATGCCCTGCTCTACACCCTGCTCGCCTTCATCACCGCCGACTACATCTCCGGGGTGATGGCAGCCATCACCACCCGACGCCTCAGCTCGGCTGTTGGGTTTAAGGGGCTGTTCGGGAAAATGCTTATCCTCGCCTTTGTTGCTCTGGCCCAGTTGATGGACACCCACGTGCTCGGCGGGGTGGGGGTGCTTCGCGGTGCGGTGATCTTCTTCTACATCGCCAACGAAGGCATCAGCTTGATTGAAAACGCCACCGTCCTAGGCCTGCCAGTACCACCCAAGTTCAGCCAGGCCTTAGCCACCCTCACCGAGCGTGAAAGCACCATGGCGGATGGTCTTTTGAACTCGGCCCACGGCCGCCACGCCGCAACAAACACGAGTGAGCCGGTGGCGGTGCCGCGTCCACATGTCCCTGAAGTCAACATCGCAGAAGTGCGTAAGCCTCTAGCCCACACCACCAAACCCGCGCCCGAAGTCGAGACAGGTGGTGGTGGTGACTAAACCCGCCTCCCACCTGCCAGCCACCCTCACTGCTTTGGCCAGCATCTTCATGGTTGCTGGCCTGGTCGTTCTGTCCTGGTGGGTGTGGGAGCAGGCCATCACCCCGCTCCTGACCGCGCTGATTTGGTTGCACGTGATCGTCCAACCCTAAAAACCCATCCACTACATCATGGAGATTCTCATGTCTTACACGATTGACCATTCCCACGACGCCACCGCTTTCACGACAGGCCGCCAAGGCCACCGCATTAAATACATTGTGGTGCATCACTGGGATGACCCCGCCAAACACCCCACCTTTGAGGGCACTATCCGCTGGTTCGAACGCGGCGGCAACAACACATCCGCCCACTACGTGGCAGAGGCCGGACGCGTCGCCCAACTCGTCGCAGATGGAAACACCGCCTACCACGCCGGCAACTGGGTCAAGAATTTGGAGTCCATCGGGATCGAGTGCAACCCCCGCTGCTCTGACGCGGATAAAGCCACCGTGGCTGAACTAATCCGAGACCTGCAAGCTAAGCATGGGCCACTGACCATCCTGGGGCATAAGGATTGCTCCTCTACGGACTGCCCAGGACGCTACTACCCACCCACCACTGTGCTCGCACCATGGCTAGGAGGGGGAGGCGGCAACGGGCGCTCGGCATCTGGTGTTGATTCTCCATCTGGTGACCTGAATGCCCTGGCAGACGCGGTACTACGCGGCGACTATGGCAACGGTGACGAACGCAAGCGCCGGCTGGGTTCGAAGTATTCGGCGGTGCAGGCGATTGTGAACCAGCGCCTGGGTTACGGTTCCACACCCGTCTCCTCAGGTCCTGACCTGAATGCTTTGGCTGATGCGGTCATTCGAGGCGAGTACGGAAACGGAGACGAACGCCGACGCCGCCTGGGAGCCAACTACAAGGCGGTCCAAGCCCTGGTGAACAAGAAGCTAGGCTACTAAAACAGCCTGGCTTCAAGCCTTTTCATGCGCCCTCACCTGACCCTTCAGTGGGTTGGGTGGGGGCGCTTTTTGCGTGCCTAGAGGTGGTTAATTCTTGGGGTGGTTTTGACCTGCTTGTGAGAGCCCCAAGAGGTGGGGCACCAATTAGCACACAGGGGGTGCTAACAGGTGGCCTTGTCACAGGTAGAAAAACAGGCACTTACTAGGCTGCGCCGGGCTGGTTATGGGCTTAGCGAGATTAGCGCGCATCTTGGTATATCGCGTGATGCCGCCAAAGGGTATCTATCCCGCCAACACATCACACCCGAAGGTACTAAACCCGCCCAGCCTTTAGGCGTGGGGGTATGCAGGTATTGCGGAGCCGACTTTAACCCTTCACGTTCAACCCAACGTTTTTGCTCACCAACACACCGGCGCACCTGGTGGCACCTGCATCCCGAGGCAGGCGATCGTAGCCCAGAACGGGTTTTTACCTGCAAAGGCTGCGGGATACGGGTAAGCGTGTATGGGGATGCGCGCCGGAAGTACTGCTGCCACGCCTGCTACACAAAAACCCGGTGGGGCCAGTGATGGAACTGGACCTGCCCTGTGAAGCCCGCTCATTGCTTGCCCTCGAGCACCTCTTTCACCTTAACGATCAAGGTGTGCTCACCAGGGATGAACTAGCCAAGTGCGTTGAGCGCCTAACTTCGAGCGTGCCGGGGTCTTTAGTGGGCTTGCTTGCGCAGGTTCGACTGGATTTTCCAGCCCTTTCAAGTGAGTTATTGAACCAGACGGATACAAACCCGAACGACTAAAAGGAGACAACCGGCTATGACTAGGCAGATTAAGCGTATTACCCCGCCACCACAAGAAAAACCACCACTGGTGCGGGTGGCAGCTTATGCGCGCATCAGCGCGGTCAACGAGCGCTCCCCAAAGTCCTTGGCTGCCCAAATCCACCACTACTCCACCCTCATCCAAAACACCCCCGGATGGCGCTACATCGGAGTATTCATCGATAACGGTAAAAGTGGTACCAACCAAAACCGCGAGGGCTTTAAACAACTCATGGCCGCCTGTAGGGCAGGTGAAGTGGACCTAGTGCTCACCAAGTCGATTAGTCGTCTGGGGCGTAACACGGTGGACGTGCTGGCGACCTGCCGTGAACTGACCGCTTTGGGGGTGGAACTGCGGTTCGAACGCGAAAACATTTCCACGGCCACCACCGACGGCGAACTACTCCTAACCCTCCTGGCGTCTTTCGCCCAAGGTGAGTCTGAGGCTAATAGTGAGGCGGTCAAGTGGTCGATCCGTCGTAACTATGAACAGGGTAAACCCAATAGCCACTACTTGTACGGGTATGACTGGGATGGCACCCAGTTCCATATCAACCCCGTCGAGGCACCCATCGTGCGGCGCATTTTCGCCTCCTACCTAGAGGGTATTTCCCCAGACAAACTAGCCGACCAACTCTACCGTGAGGGGATACGGGGCAAACGGGGGAAAAAGATTGATGCGATGGTTATCCGCCGGATGCTCGAAAACGAACGCTACATGGGCGATACGCTCATGCAAAAACACTACCTTGATGGTATCCGTGGCCCACAGCGCGTGAACAAAGGTGAACTTCCTAAATATTACGCTAAAGACACGCACCCGCCCATCATCGACCGGGATACTTTCAAGGCAGTGCAGGCTGAGATTCAGCGTCGACGCACCCTGGGGAAAGGCGCGGTCCCATCCCTGAACACCGGATGTTTTACGGGGCGGGTGATTTGTGGTGCGTGTGGCAAAGCGTTTCACCGTAAAACCAAGCAGCGCTTCCGGCTACCTGACTATAAGTACTGGCGTTGCCACACTGCCTGCCAAGGTAAAGGTAACCCCTGTAAAGCCCCAAACATCCGTGAGGCCCACCTGAAAACCGCCACCATGGCAGTCCTCAAGTTAGATGAATTCGATGAAAGGGCTGTGTGGGAGCAGGTCAAAACAATTCTTATCTCGTCTGATGAGCTGGACTTCCACCTGAAGGATGGCACCAGGCGGCACGTAACGCTGCTTGAGACCGCCAACCTAGCTGAGAACGCGGCGAAAACACCAGAAACTCAAACACTTCCTGGAAGGAGCCAGTCGTGAGTCCGACTGTTACCAAGATTCCTGCCACACGCGCCTTACACACCGGCAAACCCCTCGCCGCCACCACAACGAAGCGGGTGGCGGGGTATGCGCGAGTGTCAACCGATAATGAAGACCAGGCCTCGAGTTATCAGGCGCAGGTGGATTACTACACCACTTTCATCACCGACCATCCGGGTTGGGAACTGGTCAAGGTCTACACCGATGAGGGCATCACCGGCACCTCCACAGCGAAACGTGCAGGCTTCCGAACCATGGTTGCTGACGCCCTGGCGGGCAAGATCGACCTGATTGTCACCAAATCAGTGTCACGCTTCGCCCGTAACACCGTCGACTCCCTGACCACCGTGCGTAAGCTCAAAGATGCCGGGGTTGAGGTCTACTTTCAGCGTGAGAATATTTGGACTCTGGATTCCAAGGGTGAACTACTCATCACCATCATGTCATCCCTGGCCCAAGAAGAAGCCCGCTCCATTAGCGAGAACGTGACTTGGGGGCATAGGAAACGCTTTGCCGATGGGAAGGTGACCATCCCTTACGGTTCTTTCCTCGGCTACGAAAAAGGCCAAGACGGAGGGCTTGTAATCAACCCTGAGCAAGCCAAAGTAGTCAGGCTGATTTACGCTCTGTGTCTAGAAGGCAAAACACCCCGTGCTATCGCCACCACCCTCCAAAACCTTGGTGTGCCAACCGCGAGGGGGAAGAAACGCTGGCATGCAGCAACCATCCGCTCCATCTTGACCAACGAGAAATACAAAGGTGATGCGCTGCTGCAAAAAACCTACACCCGCGACTTCCTCACCAAAGAGCGCATCACCAATCAAGGGGAGGTCGCCCAATACTACGTGACCGGCTCCCACGAGCCCATCATCGAACCCGCCGTGTGGGACTACGCCCAAACCCTTATCAACCCACCCACCCAGCGAGGCACAATTGGGGGTAAGAAGTCACGTAAGCATGCCCTGTCGGGCACCATCAAATGCGGACAATGCGGGGGATGGTACGGGTCAAAAACCTGGCACGCAGGCACCAAATACCAGCGCACCATCTGGCGGTGCAACAACAAATACGAAAACCACACCCACTGCACCACCACACACCTAACCGAAGCACAAATCCACACCACCTTCACCCACCTAGTCGCTCAACTCGTAACCACCACACAAGTCGCCACCCAGCTCGACCAGCTCATCGCAGACACCTTCAACACCACCCAGGCGGAAACCCACCTTGCCCAGTGTGCTGCTCGCCTTGAGCGCGCTAGGGAAGCGTTTACCGCGCTGGCCTACCAAAACGCTAGGGCCGCCCTCACCAGCAAGGACTATGAAGCGAGGGCCGCACGATTAGAGGCTGACTATGACCAGGCACTTGCCGACTACCATCAGGCCGAGGCCGCCCTCACCGATTTACGAGAACGCGCAGCGAAATACCGCCGCTATCAACAAACCCTCACACAACTCCAAGGGCAAGACGCCACGCAATTCACGCCGGTACTGTGGCGCACCCTGATCGACCACGCCACCATCAACCACAATGGCACCATCGTCTTCGCGCTCAACGATGGGCAGACAATCAGCATGCCAACACCCACCAAAAACTAG